AAAGACTCATGATTACCCCCTGAATCCTGCCGGGATCTGGCTGTAGTCCACGTTGTCGTAACTGGCTTTGAAGTACGGGTCTTCGCGTTTTTCGGTGTACGTGCTTACGGACGGCGATAAGCGCAGGGAAAGCTCATCCCATTTTTCCCGCAGCTTCGACGGGCTGAGCACGTTACGGCACCAGAACGGATCGCGGCTGACGCGGCTGTACATCTCGCAGATTTGTTTGTGAGTACGACCATCCTGCACACACATCAGGCGAATTTCGTTTGCCCAGGCTGTCCAGTTCGGTTCTTTGGGACGAACCACCTCGCCGTCACATTCGGCAGCCTGCTCGTACAGGGCGATGATTTTTTTCCAGAGCCACTGTGCGCAGGTCAAATCATCCTGCGTCCCCCACTGGCGCTTTTTAGGGCTGAATACAACCGCATCAGGATGGCGAGTTAAAAAATCCTGTTCAGCCGTCTGCGTGTCCGGTTGCGAAGCGTCCGGACGAGAAGGTTTTTTATCTGACGGATCATGTTTTGATTTTACTGACGGATCCCCGCCAGATTCTGACGGGTGAAAACCCGCTTTTTTGCCAGATTTCGACGCATCAAATTTTGACGGGTCAGATTTTGATGCGTCAGATTTTGACGGGTCAGAATCTGACAGTTGAGAAAATGCCGCAGCCTGAAGCTTCGCAACGTTAAGCTGATAAACATTCGACGCATTGCGGTTACCCTGGCGACGCGCCTTACGCGTTAACCAGCCTTCTGCTTCCAGCCGTGCGATAGCCGTTCTGACTGTACTCATCCCCGCGCCAATCTGGCGGGCAATGGTTTCAATCGATGGCCAGCACACACCTTCGTCATTACTGAAATCAGCCAGGCGGGCCATAATTGCCACGCTGGATAATTTCATGCCTGACGCTGCGCAACCATCCCATACATAGCCGGTTAATTTAGTGCTCATGACCGACCTCTATTTCCCTGAATTTACGACGAAACTGTTCGAGCGGACTGAAGCACTCATGCTCATAGCCTTCGCGGAGGTAGATAACCCGTTGTGTTTCCGGTTCCCAACGAATGACTCTGACGGGCACTCCGTAGTGATCTTTGAACCAGCGGTTAACTTGTCGCAAAGGACTGTCTCCTTCTGCCGGTTGAAATCCCCCACAGCCCACTCTGCAAAGCTGTGGGTTACAATTTCCCTGTCACCTGGTACATTCACTGCATAGCAATATTCCACCTTCGCTTTTCCACCCGGTACAGGAAGCGCAATCAGTTGCGAGCGACGGTAGTGTGTTGTTAAACTGTTCATGCGTTAGTTTCTCCACAACCAGAAGCAATCGACGCCACGACGCCCGGAGCTGCACACTCGCGGGCGTCATTACTTTCTGAAATGCAAAAAATTTTGTAGACAAGTGCTGCATGCTCCTGCAGCTTCGAAATTGAGAGATACAGCTCGTCGTTAATTGCTGTCTTCTCATGCGGTTCCACTACA